TGGTTGCAGTTTCAAGAGCAGATTCTGAAAGGTCGGTGGCACCAATGCTGTTGGATTGGTTGCCAGCACCTACAGTTGGGTGAGATGCACTGATAAGAGGAACACCGTCACCACCGTTGTAGCTAGTTGAGAATGCATTGTTGAAAACGTCTGCAGCCTTAACTTGCTTGGTGTTTGCCATTGCACGGGCAAGTGCCTTGGCACGAACCTTTGCAAAGGTGTCATAAAGGTTATCTTCCATAGCTTCTTCAGTGATGGCGAAGGCAAGAGCAATGGTTTCCATTGTGTAACGGGCAGTGTACCCTTCTTGTGCTTCATCATACTGAACGGCTGCACCTTCTGACTTAGTTGGGGCAGAGCCGAAGCCGGTGAATAGAACTTCTTCTTCAAACGCACGATCTGAATTTTCCATTTCGAAGAGTACGGCATGTTCGTCGTTGACTTCACCGTATTCTGTACCGAAAATTTCGTTAAGACCGGGGAGAAGTTCCTTTGCGATACTTGAGCGATTAATAGCCATTTTTCATTCTCCCTAATTATTAACCAGCGGAAACGCCGACAGTTGTGTAAGCGTTTACGTGACGTTTAAAGATAACTTCAACTCGTGGGTTTGCATCGCCAAGAGCGTTACCGGGTTCCTTGTAGGCACCTAGAACAGTCATTTGACCATCATCATCACGAGTAGCAGCTTCTAGACCATGACCTGACTTACCTGTGTAAGTTGAGCCAGCGCCTAGAGTTACGTTGAAAGTTGTTGAATAAACATCACCAGCGGTAACTGACGCATCAGCTTGAACAATGAAAGTTGCATCTGGATCATCATAAACAAAAGCAACAATGTTTGATGCGGAAGTTGAAGCTGGCCAATAACGACCATAAACTTGTTCGCCATCCTTTGTGTAGTTGACGCCAGCAAATACACCGAAGATTTCATCGGTGGTTGTGGCTACAACTTCAATGTTTCCGGCATTCATAAGAACAAGATCACCAGTGAAAATATTCGTATTGTAAGCAGAGGCAATTGTGTACTCTGACATACCAGTTGAATTTGGTGCGGAACCTTTCTTACGTGAAGGACGGAAACCATCAAGAGCTTTACTTAGAGCCATTTGATTTTCTCCTATGTTATAAAATTACCACGAAAACGGCTGGTCAAAAATTTTTGTTTACTTAACCTTTTTGAAAATTAGGTAAACGTCCTTGAACAACCGAAGATTTACTTGCATTTGAAATTGGCATACGAGAATCTTGATGTTGTTGTAGTTGTGAATTAACTGCATCCATCATTTCTCGGCTGCGATTTTCATAGAATGCTTTACGGGCGTTTGCTTTAGCAGTTGGAATTTTTGCTAGAGCTAAGTCTCCACGACAGACTGTGCCACTATAACGACCCTCATCCTTCACGAAGGAATTGTGAGCAATTTCTGGAACTTCTTCTGGAGTTACGAATACCCAACCATCTTGAACTCGCTTACCGACATTTTGAATGTCATCCTTTCCTCGAATGGAAACGCGAATCCACCTTAGTGACATACCTTGATCTGCAAAACGATCTCGAACATCGTCTGGAATTGCAAGGTAATCTGGTTCTTCAAAAGTATAATCTTCGTATTCTCGTTGTTCAGTTTCTCTTGTTGACTCACTACGTGATTCTAGTATATTACGTGTCATTTTAAATTATCCTCCACGCTTCTTTGTTAATACTGTGGTATACTCTCCATCAGCTTGATCTGCGATAAGCTTTTGTTCTGCATACCGCTCAAGTGGAATACCCCACCGATTTGCCATTTCAATATCTCGCTTTGTAAGTTTGATACGATTTGATCGGTTTGTGCTGGGGTTAGTAACAGTGCGTGACGCTCCACTAACCACTTGAGAAGGCTGCTTAACGGAAGCCTTCGGTTCCGAATTTACTTGCTGCTCTACCTCTTCGGTTTCAACTTGAGCCTGTGCTTGAAATTTATTTGGAAATGAATTACGAAGTCGTGCATCCACTTCACTATAAAATTCATCATCTGAAGGATCAAATCCTTCGTCTTTTAACTGGGCATCAATAGCCAAAGCTGCAGCAGTCATTAGTTGGTCTTGTCCAAACCAAGAATTGTTCATCGCCCACTCAACTGCCTTTGGATCATAGTCTGCAGGATTAGGAGTTTGAACTTGTTGTCTAGCTTGTGCTTGAACAGGTTGTTCATTATTAGTTTCTAAACTTCTCTGATAATTTTCATATGTGTGTTTAGTATCAGAAAGTTTACTTAATTCAAATTCAGCTTTATTGAGTAGGCGTTGCGCCAATATAATCTCATCTGCTTCGCCACCCTCTAAGGCTCTACGATATGCATTTTCAGCTAACTTAATTTGTTCTTGAAGTTGAATTTCATTTGAATCTAAATTATTTTTAAATGATGAAAGTAACTCTGTATCTTTTTGACGTAATTTACTTTCATAGTCTGAAATTCTACGTTCAAGTTCCGAGATTTTATCTTCTCGTTCTTTTCGTTGCTTAATGAGTTGTCGAATACGTTTCTGTGCACCACTGGTTTCAATACCATTTAGTTCTGGTGTTTCAGTTTTTTCTTGAACCTGTGGTTTTTCTTGTTCTTCACTTTCTTGAGCTTGTTCTTGAGGATCATCTTGCTCAAGTTCATATTCAATTTTTGTTTCTTCTTTTTCTTTTTGAGTATTTAAATTCGCCCAATCAGAAACTTCTTCTTCTTCATATTCTACAGCCTTAGATTCAGCCATTTATTTTCTCTCTTTCTCTACGCCATTGCGAAATGGTCGGTTACGCTTTAATACATACTTCTAAAATACAATACTAAAACTAGTTATACAAATTGTTAATTAGATAAGTTATAGGAAGTATCAAGATCACTGGGATCATCTACCTTCATAATAACTTGATCATCAAATAATAATAGAAGTTTTACACCACGATACTTCATTTTAACACCAGCATGTTTACCATAGCAAACGTAGTCACCTACGTTACACCACGGACCCTTTGGAAACTTATCCTTATCTTCATAAGCTAAGTCACCAAGAGCAATAACTCTTCCAACCGTTGTTAAATATGCAATATCGTCTTTCGTTGAATCGGGTAACAGAATACCGCCCCTAGTCTTTGACTTAATAGAAACTGGCCTAACTAAAATATGGAAGCCAGTTAAAGTTGGAAGATGATCTGGATCAGGAACATCTCCATCCGCAATCCATTCATCATTTTTTAAAGCTTTACTTAACTGTTGATGTAACATTGTTTTTATTTAAAATCCTCTTCATCATCAAGTTTTAATCTTTTACTAATAATATCTATTGCTATATCAATGGCATTACTTAAACCATCAGAATAACCAACTAGATACCGATATTCAGAATAATCTGAAGCTGCACCTGATGCAAGAGAATTTATAACTGCGTTTCGTTTTTCTTCGATACCCCTTCGAATATCAGACGTAATTAACATTTTAAATTACTTAGCCTTGTTACCCTTTACTGGCTTTGGAGCTTCATAGGTTTCGGCTTCATACTTGCTTAGAATACCAGTTTTGGCACGAACGGAATAATTTTCAGAAGGAACCTTACTCCAATCACCTACGTCCTTACCATTTGATTTGTATGTAAATGACATTTAATTAATCTCCTTTTTTAATTTGTTCAATATTGACTTTATTCGTTTCTTTCATTTGCTGTTCTAATAGTTTTAGAACTGCCATTCCCTTCTGTAGATTTTCATTATCCGTTGTTTTAGACAACTCTGCAAGAATTTTTAGTGCATCCTGAGTTTGCTTTAGTTGACGATCCTTAGCTTTTTCTTCTCGATTGAGAAGATTGGAAGCACCTTCTACATAGGCTTCTAGAGCAAGTTCCTTTTCCTTTAGATCAAGCTCACGAGTCTTGATAATACTTGCTGCATTTTCCTTTGCCATTTGAGATTGAAGTTTACGCTCTTCAATATCCAATCTACGACCTTCCATCATAACCATTTGTTCTTCTGGAGATGGTGGAGCTTTAGCTGCTTGTTGATTTGCTACCAATACTTGCTGTGCAGCTTGAGCCATAATCTGTTCTACGACACGAGGATCAACATTCTCTTGACCTTGCATAAGTTGACGGGTTACACCATTCATTTGTTCTTGATATTTAAGAACTGAATGCTCTTGAATATTAGCAGCTAGAATTGGAGTAATCCGTTGCATGATTGGATTGGCACCATTTACTGGGTCTTGCATATAAGCCATCTTTACTTTGATATGAGCTTCATGATCTTGACCTGGAAAAGCTCGAATTGCTAAACCTTTAGATGCAGCTAAAATATCAGATACCGGATCAAGTGGTTTTGGTTGTGGCTTTTTAGGAAGGATCAAATCAATATTTGGAATATTTGCAGAACGTAGAATTGTTTTGTGTAGCTCTTCCGTATTATACATGCCTGAAGGGGCTTGCTGGGCCATCTGGAGTGCCATCTGAGCCATCATCATCTTATGGGCGGATGATGGAATATTTGGATCGGATACTGGAATAACATCAATACGACCATCAAAATCTTTTCGCATGATATTATCTTGACCTTGAGATACATCAAATGGATAGTATTCAGGCATTGACTCGTAATTGATACGAGCTAGAATCTTTAGTTCTTCCCGTTGTGAGTGATGTAGCCGTTTATGGACTGCAGTAAAGAACTTACTTGAGGCTTCGAGTAAAGCCATTGTCGTTCCGACTGGACCATAGGAAGCTGCATCGCTAATAACCTGTTCGGTATTGTCTGCAAACTTTTGACCTGATGCCGCTACAAATTGAAGCATGTTATAAAGAGTTTGAGAAGGTTCCTTATATGGAAGTGGAACAATTGATTTACTTAGATCAAGACCTGTAGCTTCAACTTCCTTGAACTCGCCGGGAGCAATTGGATCATCGTCACCTGAAATTCGAACACCCTTAGCTCTGAAACCGGCGGGAAGGTTTGCAAACTGCCCAGCATCAATTAGACTACGCATTGCAGATGTAGCAGATGCGGTTAGATTTCCTAACATATGAATATAACCAATACCATAGAAACCAAGTGCAGGAACAAAACGATAGTGAGCAAAGAATAGCTTCTTGTTTCGTTGTGGATCATTCATATCGTAGTTTCTACGAATTGAAAGAACTGCACTGCTATCTAAATCTACAGTTACAATATAAGGTAGGGTTAGATCAGTTTCATCCTCTAAGCTTTCAATATCTAGATAGCAATGCTGTTCTAGAAGTGTGTACTGACCATCAAAGTCTGAGTTGGTGGGAGACACACCTGTAACTGCATTCATCTTTGTACGTAGTGCCGATAGTTCAGGAATCTTTGGATTATTAATTAGTTTATCGG